AGGAGATATATACTACCCTATTGATGCAAATATACAGATAGGTGGCAGAGGTGAATATAGTCCAGGAGAATTTACAGAGGGTCATATTGCATCTGTTGCAGTTTATTCAGATGCTAAAGATGTTGATTCCATATTAGCACAATATAATAAAGGAATAGATGCAGATTGGTCATCTGATACTAATCTTGTTGGATATTGGAAAATGGACAATGGTACTACTGTAAATGATTTAAGTAGTAATAGTAATAATGGAGCTGTAACTGGAGCTACTCTTATAGAAAATGCAGTAGCACTTGATTCAACGAGTAACAGTAACGATGGGAGTTTAAACTAATGGCTACAACGATACAAAGCGGAAGATCAAGTTCTCCACTACTTACAGCAGATGTGGCTTCAAGAGCCGAGGTATATGGTGGCAGAGGATTAGTATTTGATGGTGCTACTGATTATTTACAATTTAATCAAATAAATCAAGAAGCATCTCCAAATTATACTTTATCCTTTTGGGCAAATATTACACAAACTCCGTCTGGCGGGTATGAAGCCATGATTTTTGGTGGCGGTGGTAGTGACTATCAAGGAATAGCTTTTACTACAAGTAATAAGTTATACATAAGATTAAGAGGTTCTGGTTGGGCAATAGATAATTCAAATATTGTAACTAATGTATCGACAGGAACTTGGAATCATTATGTAATAGCTATTTCATCATCTAATTATTCTGTATATCTAAATGGTATTCAAATTCACAGTACAAATGTTACTTTAACTTCAATGGATACAAGTCACGGTTTTAAATATATTGGTAAAGGAGCATCTGGCTTTTACAATGGAAAACTATCTGATTTAAAATTTTTTAATGGTATTGTAGCTACAGAAGCTCAAGTACAAGAACTTTATTTAAAGCCAGAATCTATGCCATCATCATTAAAAGATTACTGCGTTTTATGGTATCCTATGTCTGAAGCTAACCCCGAGAGTCCACAAAGCATTGTGTATGACCATAGTGAGAAGAAGTTAGGTAGTGAGGAACTTGGCACTTGGGCTAATTCAGATTTTCCTTGGACTACATGGACATCATCTGGAACTACTGTATCTTCTGCTATAAGTAATGGTAGTGCTACTATGATTGCAGTAAATCCATTTTCATCGGTAAGTGGCAGTCTTTATAAAATAACATTTAATGTTACTTTAAATAGCGGTACTGTTCCAGGATTTACAATAAGAGAGGGAGTTACAGGAACTGTAGGAGATGGTTCTTCTGCTTTTGGAACTGTTAGTTCTGGATTAAACACACATTATTTTCAAGCATCTTCTACTAAAACACTATATATGTTTTTTAGCGTAAGTAGTGCAACATCAAATTTTAGTTTATCAGATGTATCAGTCAAAGAAGTCCTCATGGGCAACCACGCTACTACAAATTTCTTTGGAGATGAGTTAATTACTAATGGAGATTTTTCAAGTGCTACAGGATGGACAGATGCAAGTAATATAATTTCAAGTGGTGTTGCTCATTTTAACACTTCTGGCTCTGAAGTATATATAGAACAAGCAGATAAAACAGAAGTTGGTAAAACATATCAATTAAAATATGATATAACAGAATATACAAGTGGTACAATAAAAACAAGATATGCACCCTCTATTACATTAAGCACATCAGTTGCAAGTCATACTACAACTTTTGTTGCAGGTCATGCTAATTTTGGTTTAAAAAGAGGTTCTGGTAGTGGAACTACTAATATTAAAATAGATAATGTTTCTTTGAAAGAAGTAGGAATATCCTCAACTGGCTTTACTACTGCTCAAAATGAACCAACTATTCCACAAATACCTTTGATAAAATACAATAAGAAAATGGTGTTTGATGGAGTTGATAATGTTGTCCCTTTATCAACAAATGATTTATCAAGCGATATGACAATATGTGCTTGGGTTTCAACAGAGACTAAAGCATCTCTTCAATTTATTGCTGGTAAATGGGGCAGTACTAATTCGTGGTATATAAGGCTTTTAACTTCTGGGTATTTAAAATTTACAGTTAATTCAAGCGGTATTAACGCATTAGCAGAGAGAGATTTATGTGATGGTAAATTGCATCACATAGCTTGTGTTTACGATGCTGGAACCTCTGTAAAGGTTTATGTAGATGGTGTTTTAGAAGATACTACTACTACATCAGTTCCCGCAAATTTACTTGATGCAAATCAAGCACTTCGTGTAGGTTTAGAAAGCAATAATGCTAACCCATTCAAAGGTATTATAGATGAAGTTTCTGAATGGAATACTGCATTGTCACAAACCGAAATAATAAGTCTATTCAACGATGGAATCGCACTCGATGCAACTACTCACTCTAAGTCTGGAAATCTTATTGGCTATTGGCGTAACGATGGTGTAACTACTTGGAAAAACCGAGCAGATAAATTTGCAAGTTTTGACGGTGTTGATGATGTAATAACAAGAAATGCAATTAATGTAGATTATAAATCTATTTCTTTTTGGTTTAATTTAAAAAGCAATGCAACATCAAGTACAGCTTATTCTACTTTTGGAGCTATTGGTTCTTTTCAAGGTAGTGGCTCATTTATCACTATAGGTGGAAGTGCAACATCAAGCGTAACTAATGAATTAATTACTCTTGGTGCGAGTGGAGTTATTACTGCTTGGGAAAGTAATTCCGATACTATTACAGGAAATGTTTGGCATCATTTAGCTATAGTTTGGAATGGTTCAAAATATGTAATCTATTATGATGGTGAATTAAAAGACACTACATCTGGTTCAGCATCCCATCTATCATTACAATCCAATAACTCTATTATTATAGGTCGTAATGCAGGTGGTAGTTCTTTTTTTAATGGTTTAATATCTAATTATGCTATATGGAGTGAGTCTCTTACAGATGCTCAAGTATTAAGTGTATATAACTCTGGACACAATGGCAATATAGCATCAATACAATCTTCTGATTTAGAACTTTATTACAATTTTAATCCAAACGCTTTAACAGACCCCGATACTAATTCAACAGTACAAGATAGAAGTGGTAATGATAATGATTCTACTTCTGTAAGTGGAGCAGTTATTGATAGGAATGGCACAGTAAATCCAACAGATGGAAGCGTAAAAGCAATCACAATTCGTGAGGGATTAAACTCTAACAAAGATGGATTAGGATTTCCGTTAAAAAATCCAAGTGGCAATGTGTTAAGGTTAAATGGTGTTAATGAATATGTAGATGTTAAGAAATCTTCTGTATTTAATTTTACAGGCGACCAACCATTTACTCTTATGTGTTGGGTAAAACTAAGAGTAGTTGCATTGATGGCTTTTTGTTATAAAAGAGATGGTTCTAACGGAATTATTTGGCAAATGCACGATGATGGAACTTTAGAATTTGCAACAGGAACAGGGAGTACATTAGAGGCATCAAGAACAACTACCACAATTAGTGTAAATGAGTGGACACATATAGCTGTAGTTAGAACTGGTAATCAAGGAAAAGCATTATTTTATAAAAATGGTTCTTTAATGAGTATGAATGGTTCACATGACCCAAACCATACTTTAATGAGTGATAACTCAACAATTCCTTTAACTATTGGAGAACATGGTGGCAGTAGGTATTTCAATGGATTAATAGACGAATTTATGATATATAACAAAGAACTATCTTTAGCTGAAATTCAAAAAAATCATAAGCATGGCAAAGGAAAGCATAAAAATGACTAATACATATTTAATATTAACAAAAGCAGTATATGAGGGTAAGCTACCAAGCAAACTTAAAACTGCTGACAGATTATCTTGGAATGAGTACACATATAAGGAAATTTCTAAAACAGGCAAAAGAATGGTAGATAAATACGATTACTACCCATCAATGGATAACACAAAAGCTGAAATAAAGGCGTATATGGATGATTGTAGCGTAGATTATTCATCAAGCGATACCAAAGCTGAATTACTTGAAAAACTAATGGCAGAGCCTCATTCTGTACCACAAGTTGAAGAAGAGTATAAGTACACAGATCAAGAAGTAGACACTACTACATTGCAAGACCCAACTTG